TGCTTTGAATATTACGATCCTGCCGGAAGCGTATACAGAGAAGTTGAGCTTGAAGATTTGGCAGATGAACGTAATAGCGCAGACACAAAGGTTTGCGCGAAAACAATTAAAATCGGTGCAGAAATCGGGATACCTGGTATTGTAAAAGCTAAGTTTGATTATATCAAACGGCATACTACGGCGGAGAGCGCAGATAATGAAGCGGCATCGGCAGGTGAATCCGGCGCGGCATCGGCAGGTGCATACGGCGCGGCTTCGGCAGGTGAATCCGGCGCGGCTTCGGCAGGTGAATCCGGCGCGGCTTCGGCAGGTTTCAAGGGCGCGGCATCGGCAGGTGCATACGGCGCGGCATCGGCAGGTGCATACGGCGCGGCTTCGGCAGGTTTCAAGGGCGCGGCATCGGCAGGTGCATACGGCGCGGCATCGGCAGGTGCATACGGCGCGGCTTCGGCAGGTGAATCCGGCGCGGCATCGGCAGGTGCATACGGCGCGGCTTCGGCAGGTGAATCCGGCGCGGCTTCGGCAGGTTTCAAGGGCGCGGCATCGGCAGGTGCATACGGCGCGGCCGTATCAAGAGGATCAGCAGAAACCAACAAGAACGGTATAGCTGTTGTCCGAGGAAACCGCGTAAAGGCGCGAGGTGGAATTGGAACCGTAATTGTAATTTGCGAAGAGGAAGGATCTAACTACGGAATAAAAGAATGGAAGGCCGCAATTGTTGACGGTGAAAAAATCAAGGCCAATACGTGGTACACGCTGAAAGACGGGGAATTCGTGGAGGTGGATGGAGAATGAAGAAACGAATGAGGCCGTATTACGGCTGGGACCAGATGCCGGTGCTTTTGACGGTGCCGGAGGCGGCGAACCTGCTGCGGATCAGCGAGCAGGGACTGCGGACGATCCTGCGGGAGGGGAAGCTTCCTGCGATCAAGATCGGGCGGGCGTGGCGCATTGAGAGAGACGCGGTGCGCAAGCTGATGGAAGGAGGGGAGGCTGCGTGAACATCAAAAACTGCCGCCTGCGGGCGGGTTTGACGCAGAAGGAGCTGGCCGAGAAGGCCGGGACCTCCCCAAAGAGCATCAGCGTGTGGGAGAACGAATTGTTTGAGCCGCGGATCTCCAGCCTGGAGCTGATCGCCAATGCGCTGGGCGTGACGCTGGACTTTATCATACAGAAGGAAACGCCGCTGATTTACAGCAAGCGGAAGCTGGAAATGCTCATAGACGAGGACGGCGAGCAGAATTTTTGCGACGCAACGGACATTACGCCCATGCAGGTGTGGCGGTGGCGGCACAGCGCAACGCCGACGATGCCGACGCTGCGGCGGCTGGCAGAACACTTCCAGGTGCCGGTGGGCTGGTTTTTTGAACATGAAGAAAAAAAGGAGAGTGAGACGAAATGATCAAAGAGATTCCGTTTGAGAATCACGACGAATGGCTGGAGATCCGGAAAGCCTATATCGGCGGGAGCGACGCCGGGAGCGTGGTTGGCATGAATCCATATAAGAGCGCATACACGCTCTGGGCCGAGAAAACCGGGCAGATCGAGGCGTTTGCCGGGAACCTGACCACCGAGGTGGGCGCTTATCTGGAAGAGCTGGTGGCTGAGCTATTCACCCGCGAGACCGGAAAGAAGGTGCGGAAAAAGAACCGCACCATGGTGAACGACAAATACCCCTTCGCCTGCGCGAACGTGGACCGGATGGTGGTGGGAGAAAAGGCGTTTCTCGAAATTAAGACCACCAACAGCCTGCCGATCATGCGGGCGCTGAAAAACGGCGGAGATGAATTCCCGACCGCGTATTACGCGCAGTGCGTGCATTACCTTGGCGTCACCGGGCTGGAGCGCTGCTATCTGGCAGTGCTGATCAACTGCAGGGAGCTTAAGATCTACACCATGGAGCGGGACGAGGCTGAGATCGCGGCGCTGATGAAAGCGGAGAGCGATTTCTGGTGGAATTACGTAATGGGCGGCTGCCCGCCGCCGGTGGACGGCAGCGAGGACTGCGCCGAGACCATTGAGACGCTGCACCAGGAAGGCATGGACCGCCATGACGTGACGCTGATGGGGCTGGAGCCGCAGATACGGGCGTATCTCAGCTTCGGCGAGCGGATCAAGGAGCTTAAGGCCGCGCAGACGGAAGCCGCGAATGCCATCAAGCAGAGCATGGGAGACGCGAGCTACGGAAGGGCAGGCGCTTACAAGGTGAGCTGGACGAGCAGCTCCAGAAGCACCTTTGACCGAGACAAATTCCAAAAGGCAAACCCCGGCGTGGATCTGACGCCTTACTACAAAACGAGCGCATCGCGGACGTTCCGCGTGACTGAACAAAAAATATAAAAAAGGGAGAAGATAACAATGGCAGAGAAAATTCAGAATCAGGTAGCAATGCAGCAGCAGGGCGGAAAAAAGACCCTGCAGACCCTCATTAAATCCATGGAGCCGGAAATCAAGAAGGCGCTGCCCAGCGTTCTGACGCCGGAACGCTTTACGCGGATGGTGCTTTCTGCGCTCTCCACAAATCCGAAGCTCGGCGAATGCACACCGCAGAGCTTTTTGGGCGCGATGATGAGCGCCGCGCAGCTCGGCATGGAGCCGAACACCCCGCTCGGCCAGGCGTATCTGATTCCGTATAAGGATCATGGCGTGCCGAAGGTGCAGTTCCAGCTCGGTTACAAGGGCCTCATTGACCTTGCGTACCGCTCCGGCGAGGTGGAGGTGGTGCAGGCGCAGATCGTTTACGAGCACGACGATTTCGACTGCGAATACGGACTGGAACCGAAGCTCCGGCATGTGCCTGCCGCAGGCGACCGCGGCGATCCCGTGAAGGTGTACGCCATGTTCCGCACGAAAAGCGGCGGCTATGGCTTTGAGGTGGCGAGCATGGAGGATATCCGTCGCCATGCGCAGAAATACAGCAAGAGCTACGGCAGCGGACCGTGGCAGACCAACTTTGAGGAGATGGCAAAAAAGACCGTGCTGAAAAAAGTGCTGAAATACGCGCCGCTCAAGAGCGATTTTGTGCGTGAAATCACCGCAGACGAGACGATTAAGAGCGAGATCAGCGAGGATATGTATACCGTATCAAACGAGGTCGTGTATGAGACCGCCGGCGAGGACGTGGTGATCACGGACGAAAACGGTGAAGTTGTGGAAGGAGAGAAGGCGGATGTATAATCCATCGATCTGGAGCTCGGAGCTGGCGGAGGGACGGCGGCAGTATGTTGCGAGCGTTTTGCTTAACAACAAGGGCCGGTCGATATCCATGCTGGACCTCGGTAAATCCATCGGGGTGATCGCGCAGGAACCGGTGCCGGCGAAATACTGCACCGACAGCAGCGTGTTTCACGCGAGCGGCTACCGGCGGTTTCTGAGCGGCGACATCGACGCACTTAACAGGGATCCGCGGTTCCCGTACTCTATCATTTCCGACAACAAGGGCGTGAGGATCTGCAACAGCGAGGAGATGGCGCGGCTTTACAAAATGGAGCGCAAGGAGGCGCTCAAGAAGCTGGCAAAATGCAGCATTATCGCCCGGAAGGCCGGGCTGGACGGCCAGATCACCGTGACCGGCGACGAGGTGCGGGCGTTTATGGAAACGGAGGCGACGGCATAATGATCAACACCGTGATTTTGATGGGGCGGCTTTGCACAGATGTGGACCTGCGCACCACAGAAAGCGGCCTGAGCGTGGCGCAGGCGCTGATCGCCGTGGACCGGCGATATCAAAAACAAGGCGCGGAGAAGCAGGCGGATTTTATTCCAGTGATTTTCTGGCGGAATACCGCCGAATTCGTGGCGAAATACTTTTTCAAGGGCGACATGATCGCCCTTGAAGGAAGCCTGCAAAGCCGCAAATTTAAGGATAAAAACGGCAATGACAGGACCGCTTACGAGGTGGTGGCCGACAGGGTGAGCTTTTGCGGCGGGAAAACCGAGCAGAAACCGCAGACCGCGCCGACGGTGAACGTGACGCCGCCGGCGGAACCGGAGCAGCAAATGATGGATCTGCACTATGATTCCGCGGACGACGATCTCCCGTTTTAAGGAGGAGACGCCATGCCGAACAGAATCTTAAAGGAAAGCATCTGCTCCTCCGAGAAGTTGAGTGGATTGACGGATTTCCAGTTCCGGTTGTGGGTGCATCTGATCACCTACGTGGACGATTACGGCAGAGGGGACGCGCGGCCCGCGATCATCAAGGGCACGTGCTTCCCCCTGCGGGACAGAGTGACTGTAAAGGATATTGACGCCGCATTACACGCGTTGGCGGGTGCAGGCTGCGTTTCCCTCTATGAGGTTGACGGGAAGCCCTACCTGTACTTCCCACGCTGGGGCGAGCATCAGAGAATCCAGACAAAACGGTCAAAATACCCAGCACCGGAGAAATCCACGGTGGGTAACGGTGACTCACCGCCTGAATCCAATCCAATCCAATCCAATCCGAATACAAATCCGAATCCGAATCCGAATCCGAATCCAACGCGCGGGCGCGCGCGGGAGAGCGATGGCGGAGGGGAACCGTTTGCGTTGTTTTCGGAGGGGCAGCCGGAATTGCGGGAGGCCCTGGACGGGTACGCCGCCATGCGGGCGCAGATGGGCAAGCCCCTGACTGCGCGGGCACGGCAGAAACTCGTTGACAAGCTGGAATTGTTCCCGCAGCGGGAGTGGATCGCTATCATCGACCAGGCGACGACGCACAACTGGCTGGACTTTTATGCGCCGGATCGCGCGAAAACCGCCAAAAAGGACGACAACAGCAGACGCAGCTACGACCTGGACCGGGCGCAGAAGCAAATGATGACCACTGTGCCGCAGGTGAAAAAGAAAAAGAAGGGAGATTGACATGTTTACGACAGGAGAAACGTGGATTTTTATGGGGCAGATCATCGGGATGGCGATTGTGATCGTTCTGATCGCAAAGGGACCGGCGGATCCGCGGGCCGCCCTGCGGAGACGGGAGCGCAGACGGCGGCTGGCGCTGCGGATCTGGTACCGTATCCTTCGCGCGATGGGAGGTAGACGCCATGCGGAGTAAAACAATCGTGATCCCCGGCAAGCCGCAGGGGAAGGGCAGGCCGCGGTTTACGCGGTACGGGCGCCCCTATACGCCGGAAAATACACGGCGGTATGAGGAGAGCATCCGCGCGGCGTGGTATTTGCAGGCGGACGGCTGGACCGTGCGGGACGGCGGCGTGGGCGTGATCGTGTTCGCGTATTTCCCGGTGCCGAAATCCGCGAGCCAGGACCGGAAAAGCGGAATGCTGTCAGGGAGGATCGCGGCGACCGTGAAGCCGGACGCCGACAACGTGCTGAAAATCGTGCTGGACGCGCTCAACGGACGGGCGTGGCAGGATGATAAGCAAGTGGTGAGCGCCAGCGTGCAGAAGCTGTACGCCGAGGAACCGAGGGTGGAGGTTGTGCTGTATGACACAGATAATTTGTGATCTTTGTGGTAAGCCGATCGGCGAGTGCGCGATTGACTCTCCGCACTATAAGATTAAGCACTACTGGTCTTCTCCCTATGGCAGTGGATGGACGAAGTTAGACGCGCATTACGAATGTATTCAAGCCGTCGCGGTGGCTGCGAGGGAGAGAGCGGATGCGAGTAGGACTGATTGACGTTGACCGCTACACATACCCGCGCATGACGTTTCCGAACCTCGCCTTGATGAAAATATCCGCTTGGCACAAGGGACAAGGTGACACTGTGCGATGGTGCTATGAACCATTTACTCCGTTTGATGTTGTTTATCAGACAAAGGTTTTCGACGAAACCTATTCACGCGATTTGCCGTTTGAGTCAAACGCAGACAGGATTATCAAGGGCGGCACGGGATACGGATTGGACAACACGCTGCCGGAAGAGATCGAGCATATCTATCCAGACTACCACCTTTATGACGGAACGCCTGCCGAATGCAAAGATACCGCTTACGGTTTTTTAACGCGCGGTTGTCCAAGGCACTGCGATTTTTGCATCGTTGGCGATAAAGAGGGGCTTAAAAGCCACAAGGTCGCGGATCTCAGCGAGTTTTGGGACGTGCAGCGAAATATTAAGCTGCTTGACCCGAATATCCTCGCTTGCCATGATTATCGGGATCTGTTTTGCCAGCTGATGAACAGCGGCGCGTGGATAGATTTTACACAAGGGTTAGATGCAAGGCTTTGCACGGCAGAGGCGATTGCATGGATCAACAGCTTAAAAATCAAGCGGCTGCATTTTGCGTGGGACGATCCGAAAAAGGATCTCAAGCCGCACTTTGAGCGGCTTAATAAACTGCTCATAGAAAAAGACCATCGAAAGCGTATCGTGTATGTGTTGACAAATCATGGATCCACACTGAATGAAGACCTTTACAGGATCTATACGCTGGAGGCTCTCGGATTTGATGCGGATGTGCGTGTTTTTGATAAACCAAATGCGCCAAAGGAAATCCGACGGTTGCAACGTTGGTGCAACAATCGTATTATACACGCAAAATGCAAAAGATTTGAAGAATATAAGGAGTGATAGATGTGCCAGACAAGAATAGGACACACGCAAGCTATCTGGCGCGGTGTCCGTTTTACCACAGGGAGGGGAGCTATGAGATCCAGTGCGACGGATGGACGCGGCGGCAGACGCTGACTGTGACGTTTGCCGACAAGGGCGCGGCTGCCGAACACCGGCGACGATATTGCAGAACGGGAGAAAATGAGGGAAAAGGGGATGCAGGCTTTGCGGCCTGCCCCCTTTTTGCGTTTATACGGGAGCATCTGGAGGAAGAGAAAGGGCAGGCATGAGCGGTGGAGCGGGAATTGAGGGTGCTTGTGGTAGAGTAATAAAAAAAGGAGGGGCGCGCGCGTGGCGGCGGAAGGCAAAAAGTGGCAGAAAATCAAAGCGGAATACCTGCGCGGGGGCATCGGCTACCGGGCGCTGGCCGCAAAACACGGTGTTTCATTTTCGCAATTGCAGCGTGTTGCGCTCAGGGATAAATGGTTTGAACTGAAACGACAAGCCGAGGAAAAAGCGGGGACGCGCATGGTGGAGGACGCCGCGCAGCAGATCGCAGCGCAGCAGAAACGGATTTCGACCGTGGCGGACAGGCTGCTGGACGCGCTGGAGGAGGGCATCAAGGCCGGCGCGTTTGTGGATAACACCAGGAGCATCCGGGAGATCGCGGCGACGCTGAAAGATATCAAAGAGGTACAAAACGTGCGCTCCAATATTGATTTGCGGGAGCAGGAGGCCAGGATCGAGAAGCTGCGGCGGGAGGCCCAAAGAGACGAGCATGGAGACCGGGAGATCAGGATCGTGATGGATCCGGCTGTAAAAGATTTAAGTGAGTAAATCCGAGGAGGATAACGATATGAGTAAAACTGTTATGATACCGACCATCGGCGCGAATCCTTATGTTGTGGAGCTTAACGGTGTGCGGTACAGCTACCCGGCTGGGACCGAGCAGACGGTGCCGGACGCGGTGGCGGCGATCATTGCAAACGACATAACGCTGCGCCCGCAGGAGGACCCCAACGCCGGGGCCGATACGCCGGCGGCGATCAAGGCCGCGCTGGACGCGCTGACCGCCCGCGTGGCGGCGCTGGAAGAAGGCGGCGGCGCAGGCGGCGGCAACGTGGAGGTTATCCCGTTTGAGATGGAAATCGGCGAAATGGGCGCCGTCACGCTGACGACCGATGCCGATTTTGATGACGCTGTAAAGGCGCAGGCGGATGGCAAGATTCTGATTGCGGACGTGATCCGCGGCGAATCCGGATATAATCAGCATGTTGCAGGAATCCTTTGCGGATATCATAAGGCTGACGGCACCGCTGACAATGATGCAATAATCGAGGGATGCGTACCGGTGGAATCGCGTGGGAATATCGTTGTTTACAGAATTAAATGGGTTCCGTCTGCATTGACGCTGACGCCCTACGTACTGCAGCCGGTTGAGGGATGACGACGACCTTCACGCCCTGGGCGCGGATCAGCGAGACGCAGCTCAAATTTATGCAGGCAAAGACAAAGTATGTCGCCTTCGGCGGGGCCCGCGGCGGCGGGAAGAGCTGGAGCGTGCGGCATAAGGCCGGGCTGATGGCGCTGCGGTTTCCGGGCATTAAGATCATGATTGTGCGGCGGACATATCCGGAGCTGCGGGAGAACCACATTATCCAGATGCGGGATCAGTTTGCGGATATCGCCGTATACAGGGAGGGCAGCAAAGAATTGACGTTCCCGAACGGCAGCGTGATCATGTTCCGCTACGCCCAGAACGAGGGCGATATGACCAAGTTCCAGGGCACAGAGACCGACGTGCTGTTCATTGACGAGGCGACGCAGTTCACCGAGGAGCAGTATGACCGCTTCAAGGCCTGCGTGCGCGGCGTGAACAGCTTCCCGAAGCGCATCTACCTCACCTGCAACCCCGGCGGCGTGGGCCATGCGTGGGTGAAACGGCTCTTTATTGATCGAGCGTATAAGGAGAGCGAGCACCCGGACGAGTATACGTTTATTAAATCCCGCGTTACCGACAATATCGCCCTGATGGACGAGGACCCGGATTACGTAAAGCAGTTGGAGGCGCTGCCGCCGAAGCTCAGGAAAGCGTGGCTGGACGGGGAATGGGACATCTTTGAGGGGCAGTTTTTTGAGGATTTCGTGGACCGGCCGGAGCAGTATGAGGAACGGACCTGGACGCACGTGATCGCGCCGTTTGAGATCCCGCAACACTGGAACATTGTAAGGAGCTTTGACTGGGGTTATGCGCGGCCTTTCTCCTGCGGCTGGTGGGCAATCGACAACGACGGCGTTGCTTACCGGATACTGGAGCTTTATGGCTGCCGGAAAAACAGCCCGAACGAGGGCGTCAAGTGGACGGCGGACCGGGTGTTTTCGGAGATCCACCGCATCGAGACGGAGCACCGGTGGCTCAAGGGGAAACGCATTCACGGCGTGGCGGACCCGGCGATCTGGAACGCGGAATACGGAGAGAGCATCGCGGAAACGGCGGCAAAGCACCAGGTTTACTTTGACAAGGGCGACCATGAGCGGCTGCCGGGGTGGATGCAGATCCATTACCGCCTCGCGTTTGACGAGCACGGCTTCCCGATGATGTACGTATTTAATACGTGCAAGGCTTTTATCAGGACTATGCCACTGCTACAGTACGACGAGCACAAGCCGGAGGATCTGGACACCGACGGCGAGGACCACGTGGCGGACGAGACGCGGTATTTCTGCATGAGCAGGCCGATCTCCGCGCGGATGACGGAGACTGCGGATACATATAAGGACGGCCCGCTTTATCAATATCTGGACATTCCAAAAGAGGATCTGACGCCGCTGCCGAGACGGCGGCGGGTGGAGGTAATCAGACATGCCGAGACGTAACATATTTAACCCGGACGAGCAGGCGCCGGGGAATAACGAGGCCATCCCCGTGCCGGAGGAAGCAATTCCGCCTGCGCCGACGCCTCCCATGGGGGGACCGCCTGCGCAGATGACGGCGTCCCCGGAGCAGGCGGCGCCTGTGGGCGGCGCGATCAACGGTTTTATGGCGCTCGCCGAGATTATAAAAAAAGAGGACGTGCAGCGCGCCGGGCAGATCCTGCTCAAATATAAAAGGGGCAAGGCAAATCTGGAGCGCCGGATCATTGAGAACGAGCAGTGGTATAAGATGCGGCACTGGGAGCTGCTGCCGGATAAGAAGAACGAGGTGCAGCACGCGAGCGCATGGCTGTTTAACTGCATTGCCAACAAACACGCGGACGCGATGGACAACTTCCCGCAGCCGACGATCCTTCCCCGCGAAGAGGGGGACCGGGCGGAGGCCAAGATGCTGACGAGCGTTGTGCCTGCCGTGCTGGATATCAATGATTTTGAGGACACCTACGATGCAGTCATGTGGTATAAGCTCAAGACCGGCACCGGCGTTTACGGCGTATTTTGGGACGAGGAAAAATGCAACGGCATCGGCGACGTGAGCGTGCGGAAGGTGGATCTCTTAAACCTTTTTTGGGAGCCGGGGATCACCGACATCCAGAAGAGCCCGCACCTGTTTTCGGTGGAGCTTGCCGACAACGAGGCGCTGCTGGCGCAGTATCCGCAGCTGGAAGGTAAACTCAGCACGCCCACCGTGGACGTGGCGAAATACCGCTATGACGACACCGTGGACACGACCGAAAAGAGCGTGGTGGTGGATTGGTATTACAAAAAGCGCGTGGGCGGCAGGACCGTGCTGCACTACTGCAAGTATGTAAACGACGTGGTGCTCTACGCCAGCGAAAACGACCCGAATCTGCGGGAGCGCGGATGGTATGACCACGGGCTGTATCCCTTTGTTTTCGACCCCCTCTATACCGTGGAGGGGACGCCGGCGGGCTTTGGCTATGTGGATATCGGCAAGAGCGTGCAGACCTATATTGACCGGCTGGATAAAACAATATTGGAAAACGCGATTTCCAACACGCGGCCCCGGCATTTTATCCGCAAGGACGGATCTGTGAACGAGGCGGAGTATGCCGACATCACAAAGGATTTTATCCACGTGGAGGGCGCGCAGCTCGGGCAGGACAGTATCCGGGCCGTGGAAGGAAAGCCGCTGCAGGGCGTTTATTACAACGTGCTGCAGGGAAAGATCGATGAGATCAAGGAAACGACAGGCACCAGAGACGTTTCCACCGGCGGGACCACCAGCGGCGTGACGGCGGGGAGCGCCATTGCGGCCATGCAGGAGGCCAGCGGAAAGCTCAGCCGCGACGCCTCCAAGGCCAGCTACCGGGCGTTTAAGCACGTCGTGATCATGGTGATCGAGCTGATCAGGCAGTTTTACGTTTTGCCGCGGACGTTCCGGATCCTCGGCGAGCAGGGGGCGATGGAATACGTGATGTTTTCCAATGCCGGGATGCAAGCGCAGCCGATCGATTCCCCGTTTTTTGATCCGGCCATGGAGCAGATGATGCGGCTGCCGCAGTTTGACGTACAGGTGAGCGCCCAGAAGGCGACGCCTTACAGCAAAATGGCGCAGAATGAGCTGGCGCTGAGCTTCCTCAATGCGGGGCTTTTCAATCCCGCGATGATGGATCAGGCGCTGTTGTGCTTTGACATGATGGATTTTGACAGAAAAGACGCCATCATGCAGAAGGTGGCGCAGAACGGCATGATGTATCAGCAGGCGATGATGGCCATGGCTGCGCCGCCGCCTGCGGCGACCGGCGGAGCATCCACCGGGCAGGCGCAGGCAGATGATTTTGGCGGTCTGAAACCGCAGGAAAACGCGCTCAACCGCAGAGCAAGAGCCGAGGCAGCAGAAAGGACGGCACCGAGATGATCAGAGCAAAATTCCGGGTCGATGAAAAGACCGGCGCGCTGAAGATGAGCGTGCGCGGACACGCCGGGAGCGCGAAAAAGGGCGAGGACCTTGTTTGCGCTGCGGCGTCGATCCTTGCATATACGGCGGCACAGGACGTGACCGACCTGCACCGGGACGGACGGCTGAAAACAAAGCCAAAGATCAAAATGCAGGACGGGCGGACGACCATTGAGGCGCTGCCGCAGGACGACGCCTACGCCGAGACGCTGCACACGCTGTTTGTAATCCAAAAGGGCTTTGTGCTTTTGGCGGCAAATCAGCCGAAATTTGTGACTGTTGCGCCGTTTGAAATCAAGGAATGATACGGGGCATCCCGATCAGATAAACACGGATTCGCCCACCCTACGGGCAGAAAGGAGCCATTTTTATGGCAAACACTTATTTTGTCCTGATGCCGAACCTCCAGCTCTTTGCGGACGGCGCTGCCGCTGGCGCGGGCGCTGCCGGAGGCGGAGCGGCTGACGGAGCAACGGGCGATATGGCTGCCGCCGCCGGGCAGCAAACCAGACGAGGCGCTAAAAACCCGCTGGCGGACGTGCAATACGGCAAAGGCCATGCCGAGGACACGATGACCGCGGGCGCACAGGCCGCCGCTGTGCAAGAACAGGACGCGGACGCCGCCTTTGACACGATGATCAGGGGCGAATATAAGGAAGCGTTCGACAAAAAGGTGCAGGATATCGTGCAGAGACGCCTGAAAAACACCAAAGATACGGTGGATAAATACACGGCGCTCGAACCTGTACTGCAGATGCTCGGAAAGAAATACGGAGTGGACGCCAAGGACGCGAAGGCACTATCTAAGGCCATCGAGGACGACGACGCCTACTACGAGGAGGAGGCGCTGGAGCGCGGGATCTCCGTGGAGGACCTTAAGGGCATCAAAAAAATGGAGCGCGAAAACGCGGCGCTCCGTGAGCAAATTGAAAACGTGGAGCGGCAGCAGCACATCGAGCGCGATATGGCGCAGTGGATGCGGCAGGCGGAGGACGCGAAAAAGGTATTTCCGAATCTGGACCTCAACGAGGAGCTCGGGAATCAGCAGTTTTTTAACCTCCTTCGTGACGGGATCGACGTGCAGACGGCCTATTGGGCGGTGCACAACCGGGAGCTTGTGCCGCAGATGATGCAGTATACCGCTGTCAAAACGCAGCAGCAGGTGGCGCAGCATTTGCAGGCCAAGGGCGCGCGGCCCGCGGAAAACGGCGGCGGCGCGAACTCCACGGCTGTGGTTAAACCAGACGTCAGTATGCTCACAAAAGCCGACCGGGAGGAGATTGCCCGGAGAGTGGCACGCGGGGAGCGCATCGTGTTTTAACCGCGATATGCTCCCGTAAGAAATGAAAGGAGCATAAAACAATGAACACTATCCATACCTTTACATTGCAGCTTTTTGCAACTCCCATTAATAGGACCAGCGACAACTGGATTCCGACACCCAGACCCGAGGGATACGTCGTCAATAACCTCAACGGCGCGACAAACAACCTGACCGTCGAGATGAAGACGTTTTACGATAAACGCCTTATCGATATTGCCGGTCCCAACCTGATCCACGATCAGTTTGGTCAGAAGCGTCCAATTCCCAAAAACAACGGCAAAACAATCGAGTTCCGCAGATTTGCGCCGCTGCTCAAGGCGCTGACGCCCCTGACCGAGGGCGTTACACCTGACGGCGACACCCTTGACGCGACCAGCATCACGGCGGAAGTCAAACAGTACGGTAATTACATCGTACAGTCTGATATGCTGGAGCTGACCGCCATTGACAATACGATCCTGGAAGCGACAAAGCTCCTCGGCAAACAGGCCGGTCTGACGCTGGATACTGTGACCAGAGAAGTATTGAACGCCGGTACAAACGTATATTTTTGTCCGAAAACCGTGGCCGGCGCGAAGACCGACATTATTTACCGCAAGGACCTGGACGCAACCTCTGTACTGACCGTTGACGACATCAACAAGGTTGTGGCGCTTCTCCGCAGCGAAAACGTGCCTACCATCAACGGCGATTACGTCGGCATTATCCATCCGTTTGTCGCTTACCAGATCATGAAGGACGACGCGTGGCTGAAGCCCCATCAGTATCAGGATACGGACGCGATCTATGAAGGCGAGATCGGCAAGATTGGCGGTGTGAGGTTTGTTCAGACGAGCGAGGCCAAGATCTTTAAACTGATTGACACCGTTGACGCGAACAACTCCTGCCCGCTGATTGACAGCACAGGGTCTACCTCGTCCCTCGACAACCGCTATGCCGTATTCTCTACGCTGATCCTCGGCGAGGGAGCTTACGGCACGACCGAAGTTGAAGGCGGCGGACTGGAAACCATCATTAAGCAAAAGGGAGAAGGCGAGGATCGTTTGAACCAGCGCAGCTCGGTTGGCTGGAAAGCCACCAAAACGGCGGAGATCCTGATCCCGCAGTACCTTAAACGCGTGGAAAGCATTGTCCCCGGCTTCTCGGAGACAGCGAAAGCGAATTAACCCAAGACAAAGGGGGAGTATTGCGCTCCCCCTTTCCTTAAATGAAAGGAAGGCTATGACAATGGCAGACAAGAAAACCCAGCAGAAAGAAACCGAAGAAATGGTGACCGTTAAAATCCCCCGTGACCGCAACGACCCCGGTGATAAATACGTTTGCGTAGGGACGCGCAGTTGGACGATCAAGCGCGGCGTGTCCGTGGATGTGCCCGCCTGCGTTGCAGCACAGCTGCGCCACGAAGAAGCCATGCAGGAAGAGCGCTATGCGTTTGAAGATAAGAACGCGAAATAAACCCAACGGGAGCGAACGCTCCCTTTCCCGAAAGAGCATAAGGAGGATCGCTATGACGATACGCGAAGCGATTGACCGGGCGGACGCGCTGAAGCCGAACGCCTGCACGGAATATGAAAAAGTGAACTGGCTTAACGAGCTGGATGGAAAGATTTTCGTTGAAGTGATGCAGCCAAACGAGGGTGCGCCGGAATTCCACGGCTATACGGTGGAATCGGACAAGTGCACACGGCTTCTGGCCCCTGCGCCCTACGACGACGTTTATATCGCGTGGCTGCACGCCATGATTGACCTTTCCAACCGCGAGATCGTGAGCTATAACAATACGCTGGCCCTGTTTAACGCGAAGTATTCCGATTTTAAAAACTACTGGAACCGGACGCGGATGCCGAAGGGCTGCGGCTTATGCTATTTCGGGAGCGGGAGAGACAAGACGCTCAGGACCGCCGGAGGAATTATAGGAAGGAAGGGTGAGGAAATTGCAGATCCCCTATCTGAATGAGACGCCGACCTCCCGGTCGATGATCGACGCCTTCGGCGGCTACGATCACAGGGTGCGCATCAGCGAGAACAGCTTTTACGAGATGGAGAACCTGACCGGCGACCGGTATCCGGCGTTATCGCCCAGGGCAAAGCGCGGAAAACGCGCGCTGCCTGCCGGCGTCAACAAGGTGCAGGCGATGCTCTCCGGGCCCGTTCTCAGCTATATTGCGGACAACAAGCTTTTTATTGGCGACAAGGCTGTGATGCAACTTGGTTCGGCCGGGCCAAAACGCATGGTGGGCATGGGCGCGTATATCGTGATATTCCCGGATAAGATGTATTACAACACCGCGAACGCGGGCGATCACGGCGCGATGGAGGCCGAGAGCACCAGCAGCGGGAACCTTACCTACCGGATCTGCAACGGGGAGGGCGAACCGTTCGGCAGCGTGTTTGTTGCGAATGAACCGCCGGAACCTCCGCAGAATCTGCAATACTGGCTGGACACCAGCGCGACGCCGTCCGTTATGAAGCAGTACAGCGAGACGACGGGCGTTTGGAACAGCGTGCTTTCCACCACCGTGCGGATCGAGGGCGCAGGGATCGGCAAAGGTTTTGCTGCGGGGGACGGCGTTTGGATCGACGGGATCCCGGCGGAAGCCAAACCGCTGAACGCCTTTAATAAAAAAAGCGTGATCCTGACGGCGGCGGGGAGTGATTATATTGCGCTGGAAGGCATCATGGACGAGGCAAGCGTGCAGACCACGAATACGCTGACGGTCTCGCGCAAGCTGCCGGTGCTTGACCACGTGTTTGAGTGCGGGAACCGTCTGTGGGGCTGCCGCTACGGCGAGAACGCGGACGGCGCATTTGTGAACGAGATCTATGCTTCGGCGCTGGGCGACTTTAAAAACTGGACGCAGTACCGCGGAATCAGCACGGACAGCTACACGGTGAGCGTGGGCGCAGCCGGGGAATGGACCGGCGGGATCGCCTACCAGGGCATGCCGCACTTTTTCAAGGATGACGTGCTGTATCGCGTGTACGGCGCGTATCCCTCCGCCTACCGTGTTGAGCAGACAGCCTGCCGCGGCGTGCAGGCGGGAGCGGAAAAGAGCCTGCAAATCTTAAACGAGCGGCTCTATTATAAAGCCCGCAACGGCGTGTGCGTTTACGACGGCGCGTATCCCACCGAGATCAGCGAGGTATTCGGCGAGGTGCGGTACGGCGGCAGCGTGACCGCCGGCGCTGCGGACAACAAATATTATATCTCCATGCGCAGCGACGATGACGGGCGGTATCATCTGTTTAAATTTGATTCCGTGCTCGGCGGCTGGTTCCGGGAGGACAACACCGAGGCCGCGCAGTTTGCTGTGGAGGACGGGCAGCTTTGTTACCTTACGCCGGACGGAGATATCGTCACCGTGCGGGGCGACGCGGAAGAGGACGTGGAATGGAGCGCGGAGACCGGGACGATCTTTTTGCAGGTGCGCGGAAGCAGCGGGGACGCGCATTATCTCCGATGGATCACGCGGCTGAATATGCAGCTCAGGATGGAGCTCGGCAGCCGGGTGACGGTGGAGATCCAGTATGACAGCAAGGAGCCGTGGCTCCATGTGGCGACCGTGAAGGCGATCTCTCTGCGCAGCTTTTCGCTGCCGATCAGGCCCAGACGGTGCGACCATTTCAGACTGCGCATCTCCGGAAAGGGCGACGTCACGCTATATTCGATCACAAAGACGCTGGAGGAAGGGAGTGAGCTGCCGTGAGGCTGGAATTACCGCAATATCACACCGCGGACGAGAGCCTGCGGCAGGTGTACGCTTACCTGACGCGGATGGTGGGAAAGCTCAATTACGCCCTATCCATCCTTGACGTGCCGGACGAAAGCAGCGACGCCGGTATCCGGGCGGAGGACCCGAACAACAAAAGCATTAAGCTCGGCAAAAACAGCACGAACACGCAGTACCCCAGCGCGAAGGCCGTGGTGGATTACGCCGTGCCGAAAACGCGGGAGATCAACGGAAAATCGCTGGAAAACGACGTTGTGCTGGAAGCTGCCGACGTTGGCGCTGTGCCGACGTCGCGGAAAATTAACGGGCACACGCTGGACGCGGACGTGGACCTGGACGCCGCGGACGTGGGAGCGGTGCCGGAAGACCGGACGATTAACGGCCATGCCTTGACGGTGGATGTGACGCTGACGCCGGCGGACCTCGGCGAAGCAACCTACGTGACGGAGACCGGCAGCAGCGGCGATTGGACATGGCGGAAATGGAATACGGGCGAAACGGAACTGTGGGGGCGGCTTATTGTTCCGACGTTATCCGCAGAGACACCGTGGGGGTCTTCCGGCTTTGATTACAAAACGGCAACGGTCACGCTGCCTGCGGTATTTGCTGACGCAAATTACACTGCGCACGTGCAGATTGCAAGAACAGCGGGAGGCGGTTCAGCACTGCTTGCCGCCACGCAGAACACAGACAAAACAACTTTCGCTGTGCCTGTTGTTTATCCGGGACAGTATAATATTAATAACATTAGATTTGATATATACGTGCGCGGTCGGGCCGCGGAGGAGGCATAATATGGCAACTGCAATTGCGAGCGTCATCGGCGCTCTGATCGGCGCGGCGGCGTCAATCGTGGTTTGTATCATTAACAACAACAAACAAAACGCCCTGATGTTTTACCGGCTGGAGCAGCTCGAAAAAAAAGTGGAAAAGCACAACGCCGTAGTGGAGCGCACCTACCGGCTGGAGGAACAGGCGGCGGTGCAGGCTGAAAAAATCAAGGTGGCGAACAACCGGATCGATGATCTGGAGAAGGCCGCAGGCTGAAAAGGAGGAGCGACATGGCAGGCTTTACCTATAAGGACTACGAGGAGAGCGAGGCGCTGAAAAAGCGGCAGCAGGCGCTGGATCAACTGCAGGCGCCGAGCGCTTATACTTCCGGCTACAGCGGGAAGATGGACAACCTGATCACGGACTACGCGAACCGGAAGCCGTTTACCTACGACGTGAACGGCGACGCGCTGTATCAGCAGTATAGGGATCAGTATATCCGCGGCGGCAGGCTTGCCATGGCTGACACCATGGGGCAGGCTGCAGCGCTGACCGGCGGTTACGGCAACAGCTATGCCGCGGCTGCCGGGAATCAGGCGTATCAGCAGTATCTGGGGCGGCTGAACGAAGTGGTGCCGCAACTTTATAACCTTGCCTACCAGCGGTATCAGCAGGAGGGGCAGGACATGAAGGACCTGTACTCCATGTACCAAAACAAAGACAGCATCGACTACGGCAGATACCGCGACACCTACAACGATTACTTGACCGACCGGAATTACCTTGCGGATCGCTTTGACAAGGACCGCACCTACGAGTACGGCCTTTACGGCGATGCCTATAACCGGGCGTTCCAAGCCTATCAGCAGCAGGTGGCCGAGAGCCAGTTTGACCGCGAGCTTGCCTATAAGTATTACGCGCAGGACAACACCGGCAGCGGCAGATCTTCGGGCGGCAGCTCCGGCGGCAGCTACAGCGGCGGGTCCTCCGGCGGGACGTATGCAGGACAGAGCACCGGCGACTTTTCGAACGGATGGAAGGGCAGCGGAAGCAGCGGCGGAAGCTCAAGCGGCAGCGGATCAACCGGCAGCACCGGCAGCAGCGCAGATATGAGCAGCAATGCTAAATTGGTAAGCGGGTCAATGATGACCGAACGGGAATATTCTCGTGCCAAATATGCCAATTCGAACGCGGTTCCTTATAGCGAATACGTCAGACAGCAAGTGTCAAAAGCACAAAGCGAAGGGAAAATTACGCAAAAAGAAGCCGTTCAAATATTGAAAGACAAAGGCGTTTAATCGGAGGGAATTATGGCAATTGTTGGACGTGAGGATACACCAAGAAAATCAACAACAACAAAAACTGTAAACGGGCAGAACTATGTTAAACGCGGAGGTGTGTACGTCAGAAAAAGCGAACCGGCGAAAGATTATACTAATACTCCTGAATTTCAGAAAACGTGGAAAGTATATGTTGCGGAACGCTTTGATGAGTACGGTGGACTTGCACAGTATGATGCGGACGTTAACAGCTTTATAAATAAGTATGGAACCGCAATCAACGGAATAACCTACGGAGCAGATGGAAGTGTATCAAAAGCCTACAGCAGCGAATGGAAGGCAATTGAGAAACGCAACCGAGAGATGCAGGAATACTTTGAAGCATTTAAAAACGACTTTTCAGATCCTCAATTTGCCAATAAAAAGATTACAGAACTGCAGGAAGATGCGACGAATTTTTCCAGGGGGCTTGAGGATATTCAAAATGCGGAAAAGTATTACGGGCAGTGGAAGGATCAGGCCGCATTTGAGGAAGAGCAGAGGAAAAAGGAAAACAACAAGCGCCTTCTGATGCTGAATACCGAAAAGGAAGACGCATCTGTCAACGAGTTGCAAGCTTTGTATGATGAAGTAGCGGAAATGCGCGCGCATCCGCAACGGGATCAGAAATATAACACCGGCTTGCAGGCATACCGCGAGAAAATGCGACAGCAGGGAAAGGACCTGAATAATCCTTATGACTTGAGAAAGAGCTATGACGAATACCTGCGTAAGCAAACAGACGAAGCGGCAACATCCAGATTAAAGGAAGCCGGATACAACAGCCTTGAAGAGCTGGATTCAGAAATCAAGAGAAGAAACGAAGATATTCGGCAGGCGCGGATGCTGCAGCAGGCGAATACCCTTTTTGAATACACAGAGGCGGCTCGGAACGATCCCGCCTTTTATAACTATGTCAGCGCAGGGCGCGACAGCGCGAAGGCAGAACAGAGGAGAAAGGCAGAGCAACAGGAAAATCCGCTGGGTGCGCTTGGCGTTTCAATGGCCGGGGCAAATTACGGACCTTCCGCGCCGGGGCTTCCGACTTTCACTTTGTCGGACCTTGAGCGGGAATATCCCGGCACGCTGACGGAAGAGGAAAAACAGGTCCTCTATTATTATCAGGCAAAGGCTGCCGCAGGGAAGATCAGCGAAGAGAAGCTGCAGGAATACTATGCGGCGCTTTCGGACGAGCAGGCGAAACGTGGCGCGCAGGAGATGTATGACGCCGTGCTGAAAGAGAGCACCGGACTGAAATACCTTTACGGCGCGCACGCGGGGCTTGACCAATATTTCTCCGGCCTTGCGGCTTGGAGCGACAAAGACGGCTACGTAGAACCGACGCAGACGGCCTATACCAGTGGCCTTGTGCGGGAAGGGATCAAAGAGCAGCACGGCGGCGTTGGGCAGGCAGCGTATGATCTGATCACGACAACGGCGAATATGCTGCCGAGCATTGCGCTCGGCGTGGCGGCTGATTTTGTGTTGCCGGGTTCCGGCTCGTGGGTAAATGCTGCCTCCGTTGGCGCGAGCGCCGGCGGACAGGCTTACGCCGAGATGGTGAACAACGGCTATTCAACGGAGCAGGCGAGGCTTTACGGTTATGCGACAGGCGCGCTGGAAGCAGGGCTGGAAAAGGTGTTAAACGGTGTTGAATCTGTTGGAAAAGGCTTTTTGACAGAGCGCGGAATTAAAACGCTGACAGAACGGCTGAGCGGCATCCCGAACGCAATGGTGCGATGGGCAGCGACAAACGGCGTCAACCTTGTTGGCAACAGCATTGGCGAAGGTGTGGAAGAAGGCCTGCAGGATATTATTTCTCCGTTTGTTAAACTGATGCTCACCGGCGATTGGGAAGGCGTCGACTGGAATGAGGTTGGATATTCCGCGTTGTTGGGCGCGTTGAGCGCTGTGCCGTTTAATGCGGTGAACACGGCGGCGGACACCTCAAAACGAAAGGCCGTGGTCATGGAAGCCATTGAAAACGGAGACATTGACACGCTGATCGAGCTGGGGCGGCAGTATGACGCCGACAGCATGACGGCGCAGTTTGTGAACCGCGTGGACACCGAGACGCCGATCAATAAGCGCGACGTGCGGAACCTCTCCCGCGCGCTGGGGACTGCGCAGCCGGAGCTGCAGGGGCAGGTGGAGCGCCGGGTGCGGGACGCCATCAAGCGCGAGGGCGTCACGGGCGACGCCGAGAGCGTAATGACGGAGCTTGCCATGCGGCAGATCGGCGGGGAGAAGCTGAGTGACAGCGACATTTCCCTCCTTGACGCGCTGGACGTTGGCACTGGCGACAAGGACGCGCGGCGGATTTTTGGCCGTGTGCTGAATAAGGCTGCGGACATCCGCGGTGACGTGGCCGGAGTGCTTAACGCTTTCAATGCCGCGGTGAATGGCGACACGGAAAAGCGCGGCGTGGACTTTGCGCAGCGCAAGGCAAACAGCCAGCGCAGCGAGCGGATGTTCGGCATTGACGTGACGCAGCAGGGCACGCGGATCGACAAAGAGAATGGCGTCTTTCCGAAAAAGATCGTCTCCTTTGAAAACGGCAAAATGCAGTTGGAGCTGACGGACGGCAAAAAGGTGGACGCGGACAGCGTTAAATACGCCAACACGGACGAGGCGCTGCTGTATGAAGGCGTGCGGATGCTGAAAACAGACCCGGAAACGGCGAACGCTATTATACAAACGGGGACGGTATGGGCAATTCACAATCAGACGTCCGTGCCTGCGCAGGTGCGGGATCTTCAACGGGCGTATCGCGCCGGTTTATATGGCGATACAACGGCGACGCCGAAGGCGATCCCGACCGAAGAATGGTCCAAAATCTACGAAATGGGACGGCGAAACGCTGACACGGGCGCTGCCGGCTATGAAGCAGGTCGCAAGGCGTATCTGACGGAGGACGCAAGGGAGATCGCGCAAGCGCAGAGTGAGCGGGAGGCCGCAAAGCGGCGGCTGGCCGAGGACCGGGAGAAGGCGGAAGCCCGGCGGAAAGCCGCCATGGAGCTGCCGAACACCGCAAAGGAGCAGCGGCTGGCGCGGGAACGCAAAACGCTGCAGGATATTCAGAATGACATCCGGTATCTGGAAGAATTACAAGAAAAAAAAGAACTGACTGCGGAAGATAAGAAGGACCTGCAGAACCTCAAGATTGAGGAGAAGAAGCAGCTCAACCGCATTGAGAATCTGGAAAAGCAGATTGCGCGGGCGAAGGAACGCTGGGCGAAGCACGAGATCAAGCCGAACCGGAGCACCGAGACGGCTGCGAATGCAAAAGCGGAACGGCCCGCAACGGAGATCGCGGACGCGACCACGAAGGGCATTCTGCGGCACGTGCATTATATCGGCGGCGCAAAGAACGCCGTGCAGAGCGGGCGGCAGAGCGTGAGCATCAAAGCGCTGGGCATTGTGACACGGGCGATCACGAATAATGAGGTTTACATCTACGAAAGCGTGATGAAGAACGGCGTGCGCGTGTTTGCCGAGGACATCCCCGGCTTTGCCGAAATGCGGGCGGGCACCGCTTCGCCGAACGGCTTCTTTGACCCGAAGACCGGCGCGATCTACATTGACCTGAACGCGGGCGAGAACGGGCAGGGGTCCATTTTGTGGACCGCCGGCCACGAGCTGACGCACTATTTGAAGGAATGGAACGCTGACAGCTACAACACCTTAAAGGAATTCCTGACGGAAGCCTATGGAGAGAGCGGCGTTGATACGGAAATTCTGATCCAACGCCAGATCGACAAGGCCGCGCGCGCCGGGATCGAGCTGACGCACGACCAGGCCGAGGAGGAAATGGTCGCCGACGCCATGCAGACCATGTTCACGGACGCGGATCTGCTGAACCGCGTGCTGGAGCTGAAGGCCCGCGACAAGGGGCTGGTGGAGAAGATCCATAGCTGGCTGCAGCGGGTGGCGGCGAAGATCTCCGCGCATATCCTGCGGGAATACGGCGGCCTGCGGCACGATACTGCGGAAGCGCGGAAGCTTAAAACCATGGTGGACGCGCTGAACCATGCCGCGGATATCTTTGCGGAGGGTCTGGTGCAGGCCGGGGAGAACTTCCAGGCGGCTGACGCGCCAAAGCGTGTCACCGCAACGGCAGACGCTTCTGCCGAGGCACAGTATTCAAGGCGGCTTGACAGCAAGCTCATGGATGACACGGAAGCCATGAACACCGTCATTCCCAAAGATCTGCTTAACGTTGTAAGGGAACAGAGAGAACGCATCAAAACGCTGCTGCAAAACGCGGAATATGATCCCGTCACCGGCGAGCGGAAGCTTTTGCTTCCGGAGGATATCGACGGGAAAGGATGGGTCAGCAACGGATCTTACGGCAGAAGCATGGACCCGATGACGGAGTGCGTGCGTTCGATTGGATATGACGCTTTGTGTGACATGATCGCAAGGAAGCTTGGACGCCCGCTGAAAATGCGGGAAGCGCTTGCTGTTTCGCAGAATATCGGCCTGCTTACGGATGAGATCCAATGCCTGTATTGCTATGTGGCAGCGGACAGAATGGCCTATCGTGAATCGGTGTACACGTTCCTTGAGGACAGGGATCGTGCGATAAAGGCGCTGCAAAGCGGGGAGATCTCCACCGAAAAAGAATTTGAGGATATTTATCGCCGCGGGAGAAAAAGCACGAACGGAAAATACGGAACGAAGGCGCTTGCAAGTTTTTACTTCAACGGCATTAAAAACGGAATGAAGGTCATTCCGTCTTCTTACGTTGCAGATTTAAGCAACGATCCCGACAGGATCGCCGATATCGCAAAGCGCATGACGAAAGACGGCTACAACACGGAAGAGCTGACGCGGATCTCAAAATATGCGCAGAGCGCTTCGTGGGCAAAAAAGCGGACGAAGTACAAGGCGTATACCGGCGATATCCTTAAATGGTCTGACAATGTGATCAGAAACCTGAACCGGGAATTCGGCCTGCGGTTCTATTCCTTTGCCGATTTTTCGCCCGCGTTTATCCTTGAGAATATGCAGGAGATCACAGATGCGGCAGCGCGCGGGCTGAAGGGGCTTGCGTATACCAAGGACCTTGACTTTGTGAAAATCTTTGCTCCAACGAATATCAATATCAACGTGAGCATCTTTGGAAATATGCGCAACGGCGTGATGCAGGAAGACGCCATGCAGGGCGCGGGCTGGGCAGAAGCGAGAAAACTGAGAGAGCAGTATGAAAACGTAGGCCTTGTGTTCGTTGCAACGAACGAAGAAGCCGTTGAATGGGCGCTGGATCAGGACTGGATCGACGTTGTTATTCCGTATCATACCGTGCGTTCCGGCGAAAAGATGACGGAATTCTTCTCATGGAAGGACTTCAAGAGCTCGCAGGAGGATAAGATCGTCGGATCCAAGGCAAAGGAAGACAGGAAGGGCAAAACAAAGGCGATATTCCCGCAGCAGCACAACAACGATTTCGCCACATATATGGCGGAATTGGAGAAGAACGATCTTTCGCCGCGCTTCCCACAATACGTTGACAATCCGAATTATATGAAGCTTGTGAACGAAACGAGACGCAGCGCGAAGGATACGCCTGCAATGCTCCCTGTTTTCAACATGGACGCTGCGGAAGCCGCGATCAGAAAGATGGAAAGAAGCGGTGGCTTTTATAAGCCGCTCGGCGGAAGCGTGTCTGCGATGACAGCTTTTTCCGAGATGATGGCCGGTGAGCTCGCGCAGACTGCGGATGTTGACCTGAAAAATATCAGCCTTGACACCACGGCGTTCGGCGAAAGACTCGCGGACCTGCAGGAGGAACTGGAGGAAAAATCCGCGCAGCGTGGGCGGGATAACGAGACGAAGGGCGATATCAGGTATTCGACGAGGGGAAACGATGCTGATGTTGACAAGTATTCATATTCTGAATTGCTGAAAAAGAAGACAGTTTTAATTCCGGAAATAACCTCTGTTTCAAATACAAAGTATATGCAATACAAAGGGAACAGGGATTTAATGGCGAAAGATGCAAGAGCTGTTGCGAGAAAAGAAAACAATCCAAAAAACACAACAACGGAAACTTATCTGTTTTTCCCTGATTTGGATAAGGATGTAAAAATAACGAAAGACAGCTATAAACATGGCGCAGAAAGAATGGATGAATCCTATGTCAACATTGCTTTTTCGCTTCCTGATATTGTTAAAACTGCAATTTGCGTAAATGAATTAAACGAAACATCTGATAATAATTCAGGATATGTCCTTCTTGGTTTGGCAGAGCAATCGGATTCTTTCTCTATCGTTAGACTTGTAGTAAACGATAAAACGTGGAAACTTGACGAGTTTGAAGAATTATATGCTTTCAAAAAGAAAGACATAAAAAAAGACGGAGTCGGCTCAAACGCCCCCGCATTACCTTCTTTTCAGAAGGGTTACGATTCTCCGTCTACAATTAGTATAGAAGATTTCCTCCGCTTTGTCAACAGTCAAAACTTAGGAAATGCTGTTTTGTCAAATGATGTTTTAACATACATTAATGATACGCGGAGAACAAATGAAAAACTGACACAGAATCTTCGGTATTCAGCAAGGAGGCAGAACTTCAGCAGTTTGCAAGAGATCGACAGCAGGATAGATGATCTTACGCGGCAGAGGCTTGATATTATGCAGGCAAACGATGATCTAATAAGAAACGTCGATGCAGACGAGCGGGTACAGGCAGCGAAGCAGGCTTGGTGGGATGCAGAGGACTCTGGAGACAGAGGGGCAGCATTTAGAGCAAAGGTGGAATATCGCCGCACGCGTAAGGCCGTTAATGAGGAGATTTCTAAGGGCAGTACGCTGCAGTCGGACGAGGACATCCAGAAAGAGATCGAACAGCTCAAAGCGTTGCGTGCCGATTTCGTGAGCGTCGAAGTGCTCACGACGAGAGACTATGGCAAGCTTGTTAATCACTTTGGAACGACGAGCGATTTCGATGTGGCCGGATTTATCCTGAAGGATGGCAGGATGCTGGATTTCAGCGGCAAGAAGCAGTACGGCAAACAGTACGCCGGAGGCAGGGACATTTACCACAACGAAGTTGGCGATGTCGTTGATAAGTCCGGAGACACGAGCCCGCGCATAAACATGGTCAACAACGGCAACATAAGGCTTGTGCCGGAAATCAACGGTATCAACCTGAGCATGAAGCCCTCTAAGGAGCAGATGTACGCTCTCAAGGAGTTTATTAAACACAACGATGGCGACGTGCACGTCGATATTGACGACATGGCCGGGAATACCATCGAGACGTTGTCGTACTGGAAGGGTGCGTCTGCCGACAGGATCATCGCGGATATAAACACCTATTTTGACACCGGCGAAGTGCAGAAGAGAAATGACAGCGAGCTTCTGCAGTATAGGTCCCTCCGCGACCAGAGCGCGGTGAGCGACCGGGAGCTTTTGAGCGTGGCGCTGATGGATGCGGCGAAGACCGAGGACGAGCGTGCGAGGCTGCGGCGGTACCAGAAGTATGTGGAGACGCTGGACGGCATGCAGACGGAACTGCAGGATATCAACGAGCAGGTGAAGACGCTCGCGAAATCCAAGGAGCCCGGCGACCGTGCGAAGGAAAAGGCGCTGCGGCAGCAGGGCGAGAAGCTTGCAAACCGCATCAACAACTACGACAAGAGCCTGCTGAAGATGGAAGCGGCAACCCCGCTGCAGAACATCGTGAAGCGCGAGAGGAAGACCGCGCGGACGCAGGCGCTGCAGCAGGCGAAGCAGCGGCAGGTGGAGGCTGTGCAGAAGACGAAGGGCCATTACGAAGAGCGCCTGACAAAGCTGCGCAAGCAGAAGAACGACGAAAAGGCCGAGGCTGTTAAAAAGACCGCAGAACATTACAAACAGCGCATTGCCGACGTGCGGCAGGAGGGCTGGGACCGGCTTGCAAAACGCAACGAGGAAGTCAAGGAAAGCCGCCAGCGCGAGCGGGATAAGCGGGCGAGCACGCAGCTGCGGAACCGGATCAAGAGCATCCGCAACGATTTCATGAAGCGTCTTCTTCGCGGAAACGAAAACACCTCCATCCCTCCGGCGCTGGTGCAGGGCGTGATCGACGTTTGCGATTTCATCGACCCCACCAGCGAAATGACGCTGATGGTGAGAAAGACAGACGCAGCCGGGCGGCCCATGTTCGGACAAAGCGGGAAGCCGCTGTTCCGCACGGCAACAGACGGCGAATTCACCGACGCGCAGATCGAGGCCGGGCTTGCGGACGGCAGCATGAAGTATTTCGGCGAGGCCGCAAAGCAGAAGTATGAAAGCGGGAAACGTGCGCTTAACGATCTCAGAAGCGCCTACGATAAGCTGAAAAACAACAAGGACGAGGATTTTTCCAGCGAGTTTGACGCGGAGTTTTCGCAGAAAATCGGCGAGCTTGCGGACGCCATCGGCGACACGCCGCTGCGGGATATGAGCAGAGATCAGCTTGAGGACGTTGCCGATATTTTGAGTGACATCCGGCACGTGTTGCTGAATGCCAACAAGCAGATCCGAGAAGGAAAGGCGATCACGAACTACGAAACCGGGACAAATATCATCGACAACATGCGCGACGTTGTGAAGAAGAAGATCCCGACGACAAAGGTTGGCGACCTGTTCCGGAACTGGTTTACAAATCCTTTGCGCGGCGTGCGGGAAATGAGCGGCTATGCAGAGGACAGCGAGCTTGTGCGGCTGTTTGACGACATCGACGCGGGGCTCAGAAAAGGCGACTTTTGGCGCATGACTGCCGTGAAGCTGTTTGACGAACTCCGTACCGGGAAGAACAGCAAAACGTATTTTAATGCCTTGAACCGGGCTTACGATTTTGGGCTTGAAGACGTGGACGGGAAGCCGCTTAAGATCAGCAAAATGCAGGCCATGCAGATATTGCTGACCTACGAGCGCGAGACGCAGAACGAAAACAGGCGGCATCTCGCAAACTTTATCCTGATCCCGGACGTAGACCTCATGCGCAAAGGGAAATATCAGGCAGCGCTGGACGCGGCGCAAACCATGCCGGCGCTGACGGAGGAAGCCCTTGAAAAGCTGCGGGAAGGCCTTGACACGGAATGGGACAAGGCGTTTATGGAGACCGCAAGAGAGGTGTTCCGCATGTCTTCGGACGCTGTGAACGAGGTTTCGCTCTTGCTGAAAGGCCGCGCGATTGCGACCGAGAAGGCGTATATCCCTTATGAGGTGGCAGGCGATTTCATTGCCCGCGCCAACGAAAATGTCACCTACGACGCCTCCATTGAAGGTATGGGCATGACGAAGAGCATGACGCCGAATTCCGCAAAGCCCATTGTGATACGCGGACTGAACGCCGTTGTGGATAACCACGTCAACGACGTTGCGAAATATTACGGCCTTGCCGTGCCGGTGCGGAATTTTAACAAGGCGTTTAACATGCAGCAGACGGCGGCGGACGGCGGCAGCAGCGTGCAGAAGGAGATCCGGAACGCATGGGGCGGCGGCGGATTGAAACTTTTAAGCCAGGCAGTGGCGGACGTGCAAAGCCCGCGGCGCGGCGACACCATCCCGATTTTGAGCAAGATCAAATCGAACTGGGTCTCCGCGACACTTTCGATGAACCTTTCGGTCTGGATGAAGCAGATGGCTTCATACCCGACCGCCGGATCTATCCTTTCGCAGCGCGCGCTGCTTGCAGGCATGCGGTATTTCGGCAAGGACCTTACGAAGGGCATGCGCACGCGGGTGTGGAATGAGATTGACGAACACACCGCCATGCACTGGCTGCGGCGCCAGGGGCTTGAGGGTACGCAGGAGATCGGCGACTTTGCCCAAAGCAACGGGCTGCTCAAACGGATATCGGATAAAGCCGGGCGCTTCAGCCCCATGAACTGGATTCAGAGCATGGACGTGCGCACCACGGCGATGCTGTGGGAGGCCTGCAAAACGCAGACAAGGCTTGACGGATTCAGAGAACAGAACGACGCCTACTGGGAACATGTGACGGCGCTATATAACAAGGTGATTGAGGACACGCAGCCGATGTATGATCCGCTGCACAGGGCTGAGATCACAAAAAACAAAGCGCAGAACTTTATCATGTTCCAGACGCAGCCGATCCAGAACAGCGGCATTCTGCGCGAGGCGACCATGGAGCTGCGGGCCGCGAAGAAACGGTACGGGCTGAAAAGCGAGGAAGCGAAGCAGGCGAGCAAACAGTTTGCGAAGGCCGTTGTCAGCCAGACGGTTTCGCACGCTGTGTTTACCGGCATGACGCTGCTTGCCGCAGCACTGCTGCACAGGATGAATCCTTATCGTGACGACGATAAGGAGCTGGATAAAGAAAGCATTGCAAAAGAATTTACGGAGCAGTTTGCGAAGACGTATTTCGGCGCGATTCTGCCGATCTTCGGTAACTGGGCGGTATCGGCCTACGAATACTTTGTAGAGGGATCGAAGTATGACGTCCTCAGTGAGCCGGTGGTGGACAAGATCAACACGACGCTGCAGCGCCTTGACGCGCTGAAAAAGCCGAGCGTCAACGCGATATTGAACGCCGTGGGCGATCTTTGCACCTATCTCGGTATTCCGTTTGAAAATGGAAGGAAGATTGTGGACGGCCTGCGGCTGCACTACGAGGATATCAAAAATGGAGAGTTTATGTCCTTTGAGGCCGGCGTAAAGCGGTCTGTAGAGCAGCAGATAAACCGCCTGACAAGAGCTATTTCCGAAGGTGATACTGCCATGATTGACAGAATCAGAGACGAGATTATTGCGAACAGCGACGCAAAAGATCCGGAAAAATCGGCTGACAATGCAATCAAAGAAGCCTTGAAGACAGCGTATCAGAACGGCGACATTACCGATGCGGATGCAGAAATGTATCTGAAGGACTATTTTGGAACCGATGGCGATGATGCGTACTGGCTGCAGAAGGAATGGGCAAGCGCAGAAACGGATAAGGACTACGACGGCGACGGTGAGGCGGACGACTTCAGCGTTTACGGTGACTTTGTGGAGGCTGTGCGGACCGGCAGCGGCGTGGAGGATGCCGTGAAGGAGCTGGCAGACCACGGAAAGGAAGGATTTGGCAACGCGCTCTCGAAAGAATTCAAGGAAGAATATACCTCCGCAACGGGCAGCGCGAAGGACGCCTTGCGCGAGAAGCTGCTGGACGCTTACGAAGCGGCATACAAGGCGAAGGGCGAGGAAAAAAGCCGGTGGCGTATTCAGAAAGAAGTCCTTGACGAGTGGGATTATGCGGCGGCGAACGGCGGGAGCACCAAAGGTTATTCGATGTATAACGACGTGTTTACTGCAGTTGAGACCGGCGTTAATCTCAAAGCTGTGTTGGGGGAATATCAGGCGGAAGGCATAAAGGCATCCACAATTGAATCGCAAATTACCAGACATTTCAAACCGATCTTTCAGCGGGCGTCAAATTCTGAGCGCGCAAGCATGCTTGGCTATCTCCTGAATGCTTACGAGCAGCTTGGTTGTAATCGAAATGACAAATATAAGGATATTATGACCAACAAAAACAGTTGGGTAAACAGCCCGATCAAGGAAGAAGAAGAGAAATAAAAAAGTGCGGCACGGTGGAGCGGGAATCCCGCTTCGCCGTGTTATGCTTTATGCAGACGTGAAGGAGGAATATCAAATGAGAGATTCCGTTTACCGCATCAGCCTTGATATTTATAACGAAACCCCGCAGGTGCAGATTGTGGCGCGACAGGGGGATAAGGCACGCCGCATCTTTATGGCGCTGCAGGAGCATGGAAAACCGTGGGCGCATATTCTCGACGGTCGCACGCGGGCTGTGCTTACCGTTGTAACGCCGCAGGGGATTCCCGTAATGAGCGAGTGTGATATCCGCAGCGACGGCACGGTTGTATATGATTTTATAGAACCTATCACAGAGTATGTTGGCGTTGAGGAATGCGAGCTGCAGGTTTATGACGACGACAACGGGAACTTGTGTTCTCCCAGGTTTACGATTGTCGTTGTGGAAAACGCCTTTGACGAAGGGCAAATTGGCGAGAACGCATGGAAAAAAGCACTTAAGGAAGTCAAGGATGAACTTGAGGCGAAAATTGACGCAAACGAAGCAGCGCTTGAAAAGGCAGCGCGAAATTATGCGACCGTAGCGGAGATGATAGCAGACGCAGAGAACGTTAAAGTTGGGTCTGTTTGTTCCACAGACGGGCGCTGGGCGAAGAACGACGGCGGCGGACGGACGTATACCGTGACGGACGCCGAAGGCGCGACAATCACGACGCTGAATACGATCAACCAGCGACACATCAAAAGCACCGGGATTCATCCTCTGGCGATTGAAATCGGAGATGATCTGTATGCGATCCCGCTGATCAAAGACAATACGGTAACGGTCTTTGACCTTGGGTTGCAGCGGGGGCTGCTGCGGCCCGATGAAACGGACGCGGACCCTGACGTGCGCAAGTGGGAAGACGGCGCGATTCCGGCGGAAAACAGCCGGTTGCTCCAGTATTTTATGAACCACATGCCGGAAGGTTTTGCAAAGATTGTAACCGGGGACACAACGCAGACCGTGAGCTGGGAACCGTGCGAAACAGGAGAATACGGCGCGTATCCGCTGAAGCTCTTCTTCCCCGCCGGCAACTGGTATTTCCGGGACCCGGTGATCATCAAACACGCGGTACAGCTTTTCGGCGTGGCGTATTCGACAACGTTGGACCAGAATGCGGTTGATCCGACTTCTCCTGCATCGAGGCTTATTTATCTCGCGCGGGAGCTGACGGTTGCAGAGGGCGCAGGGCAATCTGTTTATCCTTACGTGTGCACTGACGCCGCCGGTAATCCGGTGAGCAATTATCACGTCGCCGTGCAGAGTGCTGAAAATACCGGAGACCAGCCGATCGTGAACGGCGTTCGGCTGCATCCGTCGGAAAAGGTGTCGGAAAGTGTATTTATAGATACTTATTTGTTTTATATCGCATCCCGAACGGTATCGATGAAAGATCTGATCATTCGAGCGGAGGGGGCTTTTGGGTGGGGTAATGCGAAAATCCTTGTAAACGGAGAGCTGACTGAGATCCCGCACCTTGGATATTGCCCAGGAGAAGAAACGAACGATAAAACGAGAATGGGCGGAAGATTTAATCCGTATCGTGTGGACCGGCATTTAAAGGGAATTAACGGTGTTTTCTGCATTGAACCGCGCGTAAATGAGGATGGCCTGATCACAGTAAACGCGACATCGAAGCTGGTGCGAGGATATAAAGCGGAGTTCGTTCGTGGCAGCGGTGTTTATTATCCCATCCCCTATTACAATACATTTGACCGTTGTTGCTTCATGGGCTTTTCCGGCACGGCGCTTGTGATCGCAAGCCTGAACCGCGTAAATGACTGTCGCTTTAACGAGAATTTTGTGGCGATCAGAAATGAGGGACATGACTGCTGGATCCATCGGATTTATGCCGACGAAGGTTTTATCGGTGTGAACACGAACTGGCATACAACATACCTGGACGATTGCTATATTGATCTGATGGCCGGCTTTGGCGTGGTGTCAGGTTACAGAATCGATAAAAAGAGCAACATGTTCCCGGACAAGGAACCGCAGTGGGATTATGAAAAAGTCTCGCTGATCGGTGCGCTCCATGGCAGCTATGACTGCACAATGGACTTGTGCAACATGGGCGGCTATGGCGCCGCAAAAATCGACTGCAACGTTTTGATCAGCGGGAAGATCTTTCGTTGCGGACAGCTTTATGATTCCCGGTATGTAAAAATCGCAAAACAGGACGATTTTAACTCCATGCTGAATTACCTGAAGGCTGAAGATGCGCTGCGCGGGCATGTTTCTGAAAACGTGGCGTGGGATCCCGTTTTGCTTAAATGGGCCGCAACTCCCGGTCAGGGAGATGAAACGCTGACAGCGTATAAGGCTTCTGCCGCCGGGCAGAAATATATGGAAATGTATCAAACATACAAGAGCGCCGATATCCAGCTTGCGGCGACGACCGCAGAGTTTTTGCAAAACACCTTCCCGGACGGCATGACGGAGGACGAGCGAACAGAAGCCATCGCAGAAGAAATTGAAACGGACGAGGAGCTTCAGGCGCAGGTTCTTGCATGGTTGATGGATCTGAATAACACGCTTACAGGATCTTACCCAAACGGGAGGCCGGATGAGATCGAAGCGTATACGCCTGAAGACCAGCAGGCTGCGCAGCAGGCGATCTTGGCGGAACTCGCAGACTACGACTTACGGGCATGGTGGAACAGGACTGACAACTTCCATAAGCTTGTTGGAACCTCTGCGATCAACATACTGAACATCGACTGTTTATCTGTAACTGCGCTGATCTCACCGCGCCTGTCCGGCGGGTATACCTACACCTCGGACGGCGTAACGCGCAAGTGTTACAAGGTCAGTCCGACTTATGGTATCAACTGTGGGATGGCGGTGAATTCCGCCTGCTTTGGTCTTGCTCAGAATCAGAACACGACGGATCTTGGCGGCGAAAGATATGCAACGCGGCTTATTCCGATCAGCGCGCAAAGCATTATGAAAATGTCGTTTTATGGTTCAACGCCTCCGTATTTATCCGAACGACATTACTCATTTTATATGCCAAAACCAAACTTTACACCGGCTGAGTTCTACATCCTGCAGCCGGACCAGAACGCAAACGATATTAATTATAAACGTTTGTATATACGAATTCGGGACGCGGATGACGGCGATCTGCGGGTGCGCTACGACGGCGCTGTCAGCATTGCGGAAGGGGAATCCTATGTAAACACGACGCCGCTTCCGAAGTACGTTAAAGATGCAGGAAGCGACACAACGTGGGTGAACAGCGGCGAGAGCATTAACGCCACGCTGCCGGAGCAGCGGTATGGCAGCCAGCACACAGACGTGGAGTTTTTCAGCTTTACAGGGATTTTGATTGCGGCTGAAAATTACAATGACACTGTGAAGATCGGAGAACCCGTGGGAACGCTGAACGTTAATATCAAAACGGGCGTTATCACAGCTTTTGGAATGAAGGATTACGCCGGATATGTGATGCCCTTAAAGCTGAACTGATTTAAAAGGAGGTCCATATGAAAATCGACTGGAAACGGAAGCTCACATCCCGGAAATTCTGGGCGGCAGTGGCCGGCTTTGTGAGTATGTTGCTGATTTACCTCGGCAAAGACGCCGGGACCGCCGAGCAGACCGTGGCGCTGATTATGGCAGGCGGCAGCCTGATCGCCTATATCATCGGCGAGGGGCTGGCGGACACGGGAACTCACATTTCCCCCATTGCTCCATTTTTTAACGAGGAGGATTCTGACGATGGCACTTCTGAAACCTGACAAAATATATACGGAGCACGGGCTGGAGATCAGCGAGAAACTGATCACAGCCTCTTCCGGCGTTCGCTACTATTCCGGGCGGAAGCTGGCGACGCCGGACCACAAGCCGCAGTGGATCACGATCCACAATACGGACGACATCAACGAAGCCGCCGGGACCAACGACGCGGAGCAGTATGCGCGCGCGACGTTTAATAACAACATGGGCTCGGTGGTCGTCCATTATTACATCGACGAGACCGCCTGCTGGCACATCCTTGCAGACGACACGGTGGGCTGGCACGCTGCGGACGGCAGCAACGGCCCCGGCAACACCACGAGCGTGGCGATTGAGATCATCATGGACGGCTCCGGGAAGGAATACGACGTGAAAGCGGAGGACCGCGGCGCGCTGCTGGCGGCGATTCTGCTTAACAAATACGGCCTTGGGATGGACCGCCTGACGACGCACAAACGTTGGTATCCCTCTAAATACTGCCCGGCGTATATCCTGCCGCACTGGACGCAGTTTTACAATAAGGTCAAAACCTATTATGAACAGATCAAGGGCGAGAAGCAGCCTGAGAAAAAGCCCGCTGCAAGCAAAAACTATCTGACCTACCCAACAAAAAACATGAATATTACGCAAGGGATCACCGGCGACAGCCATACGCGGCATTCCGCCGGCAGCCCTGCGGACTACCCCATTGACGACGGCTGCAGCGACGAGGGCCGTGACTGGTTTTACTGCCCTTGTGATGAGCTGCGCGTGGCACACATCTATGGGGTATGGAACGGGAAGAAAACCAACACGATCTGGCTGGAAAGCAATAGCAAGGTTGTGATGCCCTGCGGGGAGGACTACGTCACGATTCATGTTGTGCATCCTAACGACGACACTCTTGGCGGGTTAAAGGTGGGACAGACCTTTAAGCGCGGCGAAAGGATGTTCCTGGAAGGCAACGACGGCAATGCTGACGGCTATCATTTCCATATTGCCGTTGGTACCGGGAAATTCGTTGCGCCCGGCTGGGTGCTCAACAGCAAGGGATCCTGGGTACACAACACCACCGGACGGCAGCTCAGACCGGAAGAGGCGTTTTTTGTTGACCCGGCGTTTACGTCCATCATCAAAACAAAGGGGATCGAATTTAAAACGCTGCCGCAGGAAGACCGGCAGGCGACGCTTTACTTTGTGCAGATCGGATCCTTCGGAAAGAAGGGAAACGCCGAGGCCTACGCAGCCACGGCGCGAAAAGCCGGATTTACCACGATGATCAAGGAGGCTGACGTCGGCGGGAAGCGGTTATATCGTGTGCAGATCGGCGCATTCGGCAAAAAGGAAAACGCCGAAAGTTATGCCGCAGAAGCCCGGAAAAAGGGCTTTGACGCCGTGATCATGTGATGGCGCGGTGGATACCATATAACGCAAATCCAAAAGGAAACCGCGACGTAGACTGCACCGTGCGCGCGATCAGCGTGGCACTGGATCAGACGTGGGACAGGACCTACGCCGAGGTTTTTCTTGAAGGGTATATCGCCAAGCGGATGCCTGTCAGCAATTCTGTGTGGCGGGCGTATTTACGCCGGAAAGGCTTTGTGCGGGAGGTCGTGCCGGACACCTGCCCGGATTGTTATACCGTGGAGGATTTCGCGGACGACCATCCGCACGGCGTTTATCTGATCGGCACCGGCAGCCATGTGGTTTGTATCGTTGACGGCAACGTGATCGACACGTTTGACAGCCGCGGCGAGACGCTGCACGATTTTTATTATTATAAGAAAGGTGACGGCAATGGATAACAACGGTTATTACGGCGCGCCGCAGTATGCCCAGCAACCGCAGTTGCGGGACGGCGGCCTTGTGCGCGCGCAGAATGAGCAGGTGGTGTGGCAGTATCCTGTGGCGCCCGGATATTATGTGACGTTTTTCGTGGAGAGCGCGATGGCGGTTTACCGGAAAACGTGCCTCTCGCAGTTTGAGCCGCCGACGATCCAGAAGTTTAACCTGGTGCAGGATCAGCAGCAACAGAAGCCGCAAGAAAACGACGCAATGGCACGTCTTGCGGCGCTGGAAGACGCCGTGCGGAAACTGACGGCACAGGGAGGGAAAGACGATGCCTCTGGGACCGAATGAGCTGAAAGCGCTTGAGGGAGCCCTGAAGAATCCGGGCCCCATACTGAAAAACATTGGCCTGACCGTTGAGGATCTTCAAAACCCGTTTGCGGCGAGCCAAAAGCTAATGAACAGCGGGAGAATAAACCAAATGCAGTTTAACGCTGCATATCAGGAAGTACAGGGTGTTGCAGAACAAAATCAAGCGATATCCAACGCACTTTCTCAACTGTTCAACAAATAAAAAAGTCCCGCAGACTGTTGGCGCAGATCTGCGAGACATCCGGGTAGATGGGTTACACCGGAACCTTTGGCAGGCACCATTAGTGTAACACATCTTCCCGGTTTTTGTCAAGATATCAACCGTCAAGTGCGCATAGACGGGTGATATAAATACAAAACCAGGAGGATTTTTTATGTTTGAAAATGGTAACGGCGGCGGCATGGGCTACACCATGAACGTGGCACCCGCACCTTACGGTATGGGGTACGGCGGCGGTTATGGCGGCGGCCTGTTTGGCGGCGACACCAGCAGCCTGATCCTTGTGCTGCTGCTCTTCGGCATGTTCGGCGGCAACTGGGGCGGCAACGGCGGCTTCGGCGGCAACGGCCTGTATCCCTGGCTTAACAACAGCAATCAGATCAATGACGGCTTCCGCGATCAAATGATGAACACCACGCTTAACGGCATCCAGACCGGCATGAACGCCGGTTTCAGCAACGCTGAAGTGGCTGCCTGCAACCGCGCAATGGATCAGATGCAGACCGCGTATCAGGGCCAAATCAACGCCCTTGAAAGATCCTTTGCCGAGCAGACCGCAAACCAGCAGGGCTTTAACGCGCTGCAGGGCCAGCTCGCGCAGTGCTGCTGCGACAATCGCCTTGCCACCTGCCAGACGCAGAACCTTGTTTCCACCGAGGCTGCCGCGACGAGACTTGCCAATCAGCAAGGGAACCAAATGATCATGGACAAGCTTTGCCAGCTCGAGCTGGACGGCTACAAACGTGAGAACGACAGCCTTCGCAGCCAGCTCACGGACGCTCGTTTTGCCGCCTCTCAGGCTGCGCAGACGGCTGCGTTCCAGCAGGGGCTGAACAACGAAGTGGATGCGCTGTACAACCGGCTGAACAGCTGCCCTGTCCCCACGACTCCCGTTTACGGTCGTACTCCGATCTTTACCTGCAACAACAACGGCTGCGGCTGCGGTAACAACGCCGGTTTCGTAGCGTAAGGAGGTGCGTAACATGGCTGCTGAATACAGCGCAAACGCACTTCAGCTTATCCCGCCCAGCGGCAGCGCGATCTTTACGGCTTCGCCTGTCGCCTGCAATCGCGGCCTTGTTTATCACAGGGATGAGAGCGGGCTTTTCCGGCTGGCGTCTCCCAGCGTGATCACCGGCGGGAACCTGCGGCGCTGCTGCTGCTCCCGGATGCCGACGGCAAATTATGTTGTCGCTTTTTCCGGTAACATCTCCGTCCCCACCGGCGGTACGGCGGAGGAGATCCGGCTTGCGCTGGCGATTGACGGCGAGATCGATCCCTCCAGCATCATGGCGTTTACGCCGGCTGCTGTTGATACTGCAGACAACGTCTCAACGCAGATCGTGGTGCCGGTGCCGTGGATCTGCCGGTGCGCATCCGTTTCCGTGCGGAACGTGAGCACGCAGGCCATCCAGCTGGAGAACGCGAACATCCTGTTCAACTACGACGGGATCTGCCGTTGAGAAAGGAGTAAAAAATGAAAGATATTGAATTCCTTTACGATTTGTGCGAGCTCGTTGAGAAAAAGGGCCGTGAGCTGACCGAGCGCCTCAAGGGGAAGGAGATTCCCATGAACGAGACGTCACTTGAGATCATTGATAAGCTGACGCATATCATGAAATCCCTTTCCTGCGTGATCGCAATGGAGGAGGAAAAGCAGGGCGGCGGTGAAAGCTACCGCACTGTAAACACCACCGACGGCGCAAATTCGTACAGAGGCGGGTCTTATCGCGGCGGTTCCTACCGCGCGAGCATGGATGATGTCATGTCCGGTGCCCGCGGGAGACGGAATGCTCCCCGTGATTCCATGGGCCGGTATTCCGGGCGCAGCTATGACGACGGCGGGTACGCCGGCGCGGCTGACGAGCTGATCGAGCATCTGGAGCACGCAAAAGAGATGGCGGAGGATCACGGCATGAAGCAGCAGCTTCAAAAGATTATCCGCGAAGCGCAGAATATGTAAAAAAGGTGGTCGTCCCAAGCGGGGCGGCCATTTTTTTGACACCCATCTTGACACCCATATTGACGATTGTTTATGATTGTTTGCGTTTGTTTGCGAAAGTAAAAAGAAGCCGGGAACCATTGATATACAACAACATTCGTTGCATACCAACGGCTCCCGGCTTTCTTGCGTTTGGTGCCGGTGGCGGGGGTCGAACCCGGTAAGTTTTTGTTATTTATCAACGGTTGCGGGGGTGTTTTGACACCCATCTGACACCGATGGGGTGAAGAAGGCGGCGAGTTTGGAGACGTTGGCGGCCTCTTTTTGGTTACGGAGGTGGGTGTAGATGCCCATCGTGGTGGCTGGGTCGGCGTGGCCAATCCAGTGCTGGGCGGTGAGAACGTCGATCCCGGCCTCATAATAGAGCGTGCAGCAGGTGTGGCGGAGGCAGTGTGCTTTGACTGGGAAACCGAGGCGTTTGCTGTATTGCTCCAGATGATAGACCCAGACAGCATAGGTCCAGCGTTTATCGCCGTTGGGTGCGACGAGGAGAGAGGTGCGCGGGGCTGTTTTCAGAATCTCTATCAGCGGGGGCGGGATGGGGACGGTGCGGTTGCCTGCTGCGGTTTTGGGTGGTTTGATCGTGCCGGTACGGAAGTTGTAAGATTTATTTACAAGTATGGTTCCGTTATTGAGATCCACGTCGGACCAGGTGAGGGCGGCGAGCTCGCCGAGGCGGAGGCCGGCGTAGAGCATGATGAGGCAGGCGAGCTGCGCAGGGTGGGGGGTGGCGTGGATGGCGGCGATCTGGGCGTCAGTTATAGCGTCACGATGGGCCACAGGAGCGGTTTTATCGACGGCAATATACGATGACGGGTCAAAGGTGATCACGCGGTTCCGGGCGGCGTAGGCGAAAACGCGGGCAATAATATTGCGGTATTCGGTGAGCGTCTTTTTTGCGGAGGGCTTGCCGGTTTTCGGATTGCGGCGGGCGAGGTCCAGCAGCACGTCTTCCATGTCGGCGGTGGTGATTTTGGTGACGTCGGCGGCGCCGAGGCGGTCCTTCCACAAAAGGGCGCGGGCTTCGCAGGTTTCATACCATTCCGGCGTCATCTTCTCTTTTTCGCGGGCGAGGAAGCGGTCGATCCAGAAGGCGAGGTCTGTGCGCTGTGCGAGATCGACGCCTTTGTTGAGGGCGACGCGCAGCTCCGCGAGCTTGTCTTTGACTTCCTTTTCTGTTTTGCCGTAGACGTATTTATATTTTCCGTTTCCGATGTAGATTTTGCCGGCGTAACGCCCGTCGGCGCGGGCTTTGCGTTTTGGCATTTGATCATCTCCTCCCGATATCTTGGGATTGCATTTTTATTTATGATCTGCTATGCTATATACGGGCATCATCCCAGCCCACAGATTTCCCTTTTTCTTCATTTTCATCTCCCTTAAGGATAACAGCTCGGTACCCCGCCGGGCTGTTATTCTTTTTTGCTACCAGCATTTACTGCAGCGGTAGTATTCGCGCTCGTAGGCTTCGCCTGCCGGCATTTCGTTATAGTATTTCATTCCGGAGCAGTTTGATCTTCTGTGCACAGTATTTGTGCGGCTGACAAACACGATCTGATCCGGCGGGACGCCGGGCCAGCAGCCGGCAACGACCTCCGGCGTTTCTGGACATCCGGGATCGTCGTAGGTTTCCGGATCGACGTAGTAATTCGGTTCGGGTTCCTCTTCCTCAATTTTGGCGTCTGCATAGCCGTCGTTGTAGCCTTCGTCGTAGCCTTCAAACCATCCTACGCCTTCGCCGACTGCTTGCCCATCTTCATGACCTTGTTCGTAGCCTTCGCTGTAGATCTCCTCGTAGCTTTTGTCGGCTTCGTCGTCATATTCATCTTCGTCATATTCTGTTTCAGCTGTCTCAAATTCGTTTTCAAACATGGAGACGTCTGTGCTCTTTGTGGATCCTTCACAGGCGGCAAACGATAGTACAAGCAGGAGACAGAGGATTATTTTCAGATGTCTCATTTAAAAATCCTCGTGAAGCCGACGGCCTTGCCGATGATGCGGAGGTCTGCGAGCTGGGCGGCGGTGTAGATCTGCGGGCGGTACTTTGGATTTTCCGGCATGAGCTCGACGAAATCACCGTCACGATAGAAGCGTTTGAGGGTCGTGGATCCATCTACCCAGACGGCAGCAATCTCTCCATTATCGATCTCCGGCTGCATACGAATATAAACGAGATCGTCTTCAAAAATATTGGCGCCGATCATGGAATCACCTTTGCAGCGTAGGGCGAAATCGCAAGCAATTCCGTCCGGGATTGTAATATATTCTTCAATATTTTCGTCTGACAACACCGGATCGCCGCAGTGAATCACACCAAGCAAAGGCCTTTTGTTTTGTTCCCGAGACCCGTATAAATAATCATGTTCGTTTTTTCCGATCAAATCATAGAAACTGGCGTTCAACACATCCGCAATCGCTTCCAATATTTCAAACGCCGGTTCTCTTTTCCCGGATTCATACATAGATATTGTACTTTTGGCAACGCCAATCTTGTGGGCAAGCTGTGTTTGTGATAGACCGCGCATTAATCTGTAGTCCCTGATATTATTCTTAAACATATCTTTTTCACCCCTTGACTTAATGTTAACACGAAACGTGAAAAAAATCAAGAATATATGAAAATAAGTGTTGACAAATCGTGAACGCCGTGATAATATAAACACGTACACGAATTGCGAACAGGAAGAGGGTGATGAGATGAAGAAAGATGCAGGGCGTATCCTGACAGATCTCCGTGTAAAAACAGGAAAATCGATGACAGAGGTAGCAAAAGACTTAAATATCAGCCTTTCTGCCATGTCTTATTACGAATCCGGAAAAAGGACGCCGCGTGATAACCTGAAATCGGTGATGGCGAATTACTACGGAGTTTCTGTTCAGGATATTTTTTATGCCTAAAAAGTTCACGAAACGCGAACAAAGCGGGCGCGGATTTTTCAGTTACACTGAAAAATATGGAATTGCCCTTGACAATTCCATAATGAATTCTGATGCAACCAACCGAAGGGAGGAAAGGGAAATGACACTGAAGGAACTGAAGAAGGGCGAATTCTTCACGCGAAAGCCGGTAGCGGAGCCGACGGAGCATCAGGTATTCATCCGCGGGGCCTACGACCGGGAGACCAAAAAGTATGAATGCAGCCGGTTTGACGACGTGAACGACACGATCTGGCTGAAGGGCAGCACCACGGTGCACACCGAATTTGTGTTTTAAGGAGGAGACATGGGGAAATGTTTTGTGTGTATACGGAAGAACGAGAGTTTCATCACGATGATCCGGAAGCCGTTTTTGATTGGCTTAATTCACAGGTCGGCACGGAGGAGGCCATTGAGGCGTCGAGCTGGTGCGAGCTGGCGTGCGTCGGAGAAGAGTACGAATCCGACAACTTTTACATCACCGTGGAGGAGGGCTGAAGATGTTTAGAAACTTCTGGCTCGGCGACAACGAGCTGGTGATTCGGTTCAGGAACGGCACCCACGCGGTGCTGGAGAAATACGAGGACTGGTGCGCCGTGTATGAGGGCTGCTTCGAGGCCTGCCTCGATTACTGCGAGGCCCGGTGGCGCGCATACCAAGAAAGCATTATCGGGTGAGGTGATGAACATCCCATGATGAAAATCATTGTAATGATATTAACCATCACTGCGGGAGTGTTACTCTTGGAAATCTTATTTGCAGTTGTAGTAATGATGATGACGCGCTGAGATAGGAGGCATTCCCATGATCCTGCAATTATTGCTCTATACGCTGCTGTGGTCGTTTGATTCCAAATGGCCGGAGGCAACGGAAAAATACAACAACGAAAGCGAGGTAAAGACCATGACAATGGAAGAACTGAAACAGAAGCTGCTGGATAAAATCGACAGCATGCTGGAATCCGCGGATGCGGAGGATCTGCGCAAGCTCTCGGAAGCGTATTCGCTGCTGCGGAAGGACGAGGTCTTAGCGAAGATGGCAGAGAACAATTTCGGCGCGTTCGGCGGCGTGTGCAACTGCGAAGCCGGGACGGTGGAAAAGGAGGAAGACCATGATTGACATTAATGTGACTGCGCGGACGGATAAAGAAACGTCGATTCAGGATCTGATCGAGCACGTGAAGAACCTTGAGGCAAGTGACGCCGTGCAGCTTGCGCTGCGGGAAGCGGAGTACCGGCAAAAGCTGGAAGCGCGGCTACGGGAGCTACACAAGCTGCATGATAAGGGCGTTCAGCTGATGGTTTCCGGCGCGGCGGACTACATCAGGGAACACTTTGAATAAAACGAAAGGGAGAAGGAACATGAAGGCTTATAAGGGATTTAACAAGGACATGACCTGCAGGGGATTCCAGTTTAAGGAAGGCGAGACATACCACGAGGAAACTGCGGAGCTGTGTAAAAGCGGATTTCACGCTTGTGAAGACCCGATTGACTGCTTTGAATATTACGATCCTGCCGGAAGCGTATACAGAGAAGTTGAGCTTGAAGATTTGGCAGATGAACGTAATAGCGCAGACACAAAGGTTTGCGCGAAAACAATTAAAATCGGTGCAGAAATCG